TTGGTGGATATAAAAATACTGGGTCGCCGCTTCGCCTACGCTGCGACCTAGAATAGCAAGGTTACGCTTGCGGTTATCTTGTTTTATGCAGGCTGGCTCATGCCTCCAGACCGGAGTTGTCCACTCGACATGGCGGTCGTTTGGCAACAGCAGCAGGTTTTCGTGTACGTCGTGATGCCAAACGCGCCCAGACTGAAACGCGCTGCGACGGATGAACCGCTCGCGTTGTAGTTTCTTTCCGGTGCCGCGCACGTCGTAAGGACAGCGCACCATCAGCACCTCTTCGGAGAGTTCGGCGAGTTTGTCCTTGAGATCGTCAGCCTCAACCAAGACGTCATCGCAGTCCGCCCAGACTAGCCAGTCACCAGTCGCCTGCGCGAAAGCTTGATTGCGTGCATTTGCAAAGGAATCGACGTGCTTCCAAGCCTGAGCCGTGACTCCGTTCCGATAGTCGCTAAAAACGAAAGGAACGGCGTTTCTTGCACACCAGCTTCGGGCCATCTCCTCAGTAGCATCCGGCTCCTTTGAGCCGATGGCGCGGACAAGCGAGAGTTCGTCGATCAGTCCGACGAACGAGTTGAGCATTGCCTCGATGTGGTGCGCCTCGTTGCCACAAATAACGCAGAGTGAGATCGTCATGGTCGTGTGTTTTGCTTCGGTCAATAGAAGGCGCGCGAACCGTCAAAACAAAAAGCCCCACGCGGTGAGGCGTGAGGCTTAGAACTGAACTTAATCAGGATTAGAACTGGGTCGTGATCAGCTGACCAGCATTCGTGTTCACCACCTTTTCGGCGGTATAGTGCGAAGCGCGGACGATGTTCGACTTGATCGACTCATCGCGGTAGGTGCTGACGCCGATGACTGGACCGTACTCGGACCAATTAAGGGTAAACCCAGCGCCTCCGCCGAAGAAACCAGCGGACGCTTCGGTGACATTGCCAACCCAAACGTATGTATTAGCCCACACATTGGCAGAGGAAAACGCCACGCCTTCAGGTGCGCTATCGTATGACGCCCGACCAATCAAAACTTCAGCCACGCCAAATACTTCCGCCGCAGCTTGAGTAGAAGCATTGAGGATGGTGTCGCTCGAAAGACCAGTGCCGCGAAGGCGATTCTGAAATTTCGTAGAGGCGCGCAGGCGGGTCCATACTGGATATGGAATCACGACCTTGGCGTTGCTGGTGGACTCACCCTTGGCGAGCATGCGGTCGAGCGCATCTTGTACGTCCTGAGCCGCGTCGAACGTGGCGATATTGGCCGTGCTCCAAGCAGTCGTCGAGTTCGTGGCCGTGAAGTTGCTCGTGTTGAACAACTGAGCAGCGACGCGGAGTTCGTGCGCGAGGAGCAGCTTGCGCTTGGCGAGCTTGGCGGCGATGACTTCGGCATCGAAGAAACGAGCGACGTCGAGCGTCACCGTGTCATCGACGGCTTCTTCATAACCGTATTCAAGCGCGGTGTAAGTGTCTTGGTTGAAAGCGCGGGTGCCACGAGCGTACGTGCTATAAGGCGCGCGGTTCTTGACTTCGCTCTTGAGCAGTTGACCCTCTTTCAGAAGAAAGGAAGGATACTGACCAGCGCGGACAGGAACATTCAGGATGGGCATCGCAGCGGTACCGATCAAGCCCGATTCCCAATCTTTGGCTTGCTCTAGGACTCCGGCGACGTCGCCACGGAAAATTGCAGCAGAATTAGTATACATGTTAGTTTAGTAGATTGTTGAGATTAGATGTTCTTAGGCAGCATCTCGATGATTGCACCAGCGTCGGACGCGGTGGTCAGCGATTTGCCAACGGTGATCGTGCCGGTGATGGCGACTTGGCCGGAAGCGACGCTGAAAAGCGTGTCGCCAACGGTCACGGGGCCAGCGAGCAAGGTCGCCTTGATGGTGGTGCCGCCGAGGAATTGAACGGTGACTTGATCGCCAGAGGCGGCGTCGATGACGGCAACGCCGTCAGGAAGCGAAGCGGTGGCGGCAAGACCGACACCACGATTTGCGGAAATGGACACGAGGCGGAAAGCGGTGATAGCCGCATTAGCCACGAAGGTGCCCGTGTTATTGAATGAAGTAGCCATGTTAGTTTATAGGATTAGAGTTTAACGATTTCGCCGCCTTGCACGCGCGCACGATAAGCGGCGTAAAGATCAGCGTGATTCTTGATAGCAAACGAGATCGCGGCAGATTTGTCGCCTTTCAGCTCGGAGGCTTTGGCGGCGACGATCTCCTCGAATTTCTGCGATTGCACGGCAGGCTTGGGAGCCTCAGCCGAGGCGACGGGAGCGGCAGGCGCACCGAACGACTTGGCAAATTCTTTGACGGCAGCGAGCGCGGCGGTGTTCGCAGCGAGTTGCACGACTTCATTCTGCGCGCTCATAGCGGCAGGCTTGTCTTCCACGGGAGGAAGCGCGGATTCTAGTTTAGCGATTTTATCATTCATGCCCATCATGGCAGACTGAATCATGCCTTCGATGGCTTTTTTCATTTCTTCGTTCATAGGAAGTTCGATTTCGATTTTTGCTTCGGGTTGCTCAACTTCACCGCTCTGAAGTTGTTTCAGTTTACGGGCAAAAAATCCGCTAGGGTTCGCGGCAGGGCTATCCACCAAGTCAACCGAGTAGATTTCTGAGCACCGTTGCAAAGTCGTTAGCTTGTCGGATGATTTTTCCGATGGGCCAGAGAACGCGATGGAAAGCCCGAACGTGTCAGGAATCCGGTCAGCGATTTCTAAAATGTAAGAGCGATGCGGAGAGTTTTGCAGCAAGTGCAGGTCGCCCAGTAGCTTCTCGCCGTCGATGCGGAGCGTGTCGATAAAGCCGATAATGTCGCCCGCGCCACTAGAGTGGTTCAGCTTCACCTTGAGTCCGCCAGCGTATTGCTCGGCGGCAGTCTTCACTTGCTCCAAGGTTTTGTCGTCAATCATGACGCCGTGGCCGAGAGCTGGGCCTTTGGTGATCAGCGAGACGCCACGGATGACGCCGGCTTCGGTGTCAATGGCTCCGGTCGAGGCTGCGAATGTGATGACTTGTTCCATCGCTAGTGCGACGGATGTCAAAATCGCTCACCGCTTGGCTCGCTTCTTTACGATCTTCGATCGCTTGCCAATCCAAGGCGCGACCGCAAACACGATGCCAAGCCCAGCCGCGACGCTGGCGAACCGCTCAAAGGTCAGCAAAGCCGAGTCGGCGGCGTCTTTGTGCGTGCGCGAGACGGTGAGCTTGTCGAGCAAGAGCTTGTTAATAAGCGCGGTCATTGGCTCGATGACGCCATAAAGTTCTGCGGTCATGCTCGGCGAGTTCAGCGTTTCGATTTCGCCCTTGTCGCACGCCTCGCGCGCTTTCTTCAAATAGGCTTTGACGAGTTTATGCTGGGCCACGAGTTCCGAAGGCTGACCAAACTCGGAGATCAGTCGCTCGGCTTCGCTCTCCAACTTGGTCAGCGAAGCGCAAAACTCCTTCCCGTCTATCAATCCTTTGCTCGCCTTGGCTTGTCCATCCACAATAGCCAAGCCGTAGATGTCGAAAAGTGGGCTAAGGACATTGCTAGTGAGGGCAAACTCCCTGTCGCTTTCCGCAATGTTCTCCGAAACCTTCTGTACCGTAACCACCCCAATGCCAGAAAAGCAAACAACGGTTGCGGCCAGCGCAGCGGTGATTAGCTTCGGGTTCATTTCTTCAAGAGCTTGCTAGGGTTCTTGCTATACTTCTTAGCCAGAGAAGTGAGACCGTCGATGATCTCAGGAGAGACCACGCCAGCCACGCCATAAGTGATGGCCTTAACGAGCGAGCTAACCTCGATTTGTTCGACGATGAACCACGCAATAGTTGATACGATGGCCGCCATTAGGATGCGCCGCACGCTGTCCCAGATTGAGCCTTGGATTGGGTTGGCTAATAGCCGAGCAGTCATGCCCGCGCCACCAATCACAGCAGTGAGCCAGCCTGTTTCTTTCCAGACTTTTGCCACTTCCATAAGGTCTTTGTGCTCGTTCATTTTTTGCGAGTCATTCTATCGCCAAACCACCAGCCCACACAATTAAACGCACAGAACTGAATTTCGTCGATCATCTCAGCTTGCTCGGATGCCGTGACTCGAAAGAAAACAATCGTTACCAGAATCAAAAGGAGCAGCGTGATGAACGGGCGAAACAGCGTTATCAAATTGGCCGCCCAGTCCGATGTGTTGGCTGGAGGCGTGGCCGCTTGCTGACTAGCCGTGAACGCATCCCATTTTGCTTTGTCGCTGGCGATCTCGGCCATTGCTTTCGCCTCTTCCAGCTTTCGTTTGTGATCTTGTCCGGCCTTGTAGTTCTCAAAAAAGCCGTTGCCGATGCGGAGCAAGACACCGAGTGCGCCGCCGCCTAGTGCGTTGGTGATAAGATCGAGCATGGCTTATACAGCTTTCGGATTCGTCAAACGGCGGAAAATAAAATACGGAAGCCAAATCCACTTTGGTATCTTGACTATTTTCACATTGGTATTCTGCACCACAGGCATATCAGCGTCCCAGAGCTTCACCCTAATCGGCGAGCCATCTGGTGAGCAGCAGTTGATGAGTCGGACATTGCGCGTCGGAGCGCGGCCCTTGATCCAATAGTTGTCATACTGCCCCAACTCGACCGTGCCGCTGATGACGCAGTTATTGAGTTCAAATCCGTCAATGGCTCCCTTTACCGTAACCGAGCCTTGAATCGTGCAGGACTGAATCAGGTAATTGCTACCGCGCACACAATCAATCGAGTCCTCGCGGCTGGCAGGGATAGTCAATCCAGTGGCCGTTAGGTTGCTCACGTTTGAGCACTTGAACAAGTCGTCATAATCCTGCGGATTGCTTGGCGGAAACCAAGAGTTAGGATTATAAAAAATAGAACCTAGCGGCTCAGGAACAATGCTCCTGCCGTTGTCCTGTGGGCCAACGAAGCTGCGCCAGTTAACGTCTTTTATTCCGGCCATTTTATTCAGCTTTCGGTGCCTCAGGCACAGGCTGATTGGCTTTCACGATCTCGGTGAGCTTAGTGCGTAAGCCGCCGACAGTGGCGAGTTCTTCACCGCGAAACGCGCCGCGAGTGGAGCAAACGTCGATGAGCTGGACGACGGCAACGAGGTCGTTGATGTCGATGGTAGGTTTTGATTGTTCGGTGTTCATGTATTTTAGTTGGATTCGAGTGCGGCGACACGTTGGCGAAGGCTTTGCAATTCCGCAACTAGATTTGCGTTCAGCTCTTGAAGCGATTTAATTAAGATTGGTACGAATACCGAGTATTTAACGGATTTAGTCGTAGTTCCAAGATCGTTACCATCTGCATCGCGGTCGTTAATTTCTTCAATTAACGACGGGAAAACTTCTTCAAGTTCTTGAGCAACTACGCCAATTAACTTTGTTTTATTTTCGTCGTTCTTGAGATTGTAATTTCTAATGCGAACATTAAGCAGCTTGTCCAACTTAGGACTTACATCGACAATGTTTTCTTTGAGTTTTACGTCAGAAATTGCACCGTAAGAACCGTTGGTGTTTACAGCATTTCCGTTTCCATACACTAAAAAAACATTTCCGGTGCTATTTTGATATGCTACAAAATTATAAGCCGTTGTTGAACCTCTGTTTGGTACGCGAGCAACGTAAGTTGTATCCGTATAACTGCTTGATGATGCATCTACACATAAACCCCACGCGGCTGCACTTGATGTAAGCACATACGCACCTCTTGCGCTCGATGAAACTTCAAACAAAGATGCTTGAAGCGCACTCGTCGTCCCCACCAGCAGATTACCGCTGCTCGTTATCATTGCTCGCGTCGTAGCACCACCAGTAGCAAAGATAATGTCATTGGCTGCGCGGATAGCTAATTGCGTGGCTCCGCCAGTAGAGGTGCAAGTTCCCGAGCCAATGATTCCGGTGTCACCATCGTAGCGATAGAAATAAGTGGAAGAAACATTTGTGCTTCCAGCTACGTCTAGCTTGTAGGCAGGACTCGTCGTCCCAATGCCGACGTTGCCATTGTTTGAACCCGTATTAAGCGTTAAAACATTTCCACCATTTGCAGATATGTCGATCCCTGTTGGACTTGACGCAGCAGTTACATTTAATGCAACAGTAGCTGTCTTTGTCAGCGATAAAAGGTTGTTAGTTGTAGTTACTACTGAAAGCTGAGATGTCGGACTAGCAGTCCCAATCCCCACTGACCCACTGCTCGTCGCAAAGTTGGCTCCTGTGGTGCTCGACAACGCCCCAGTCACGGCGAGTCCGGTGGAGGATAGCCGCATCTTTTCGGCAATGGTTCCACCTCCATCACTAAGCGCGACGGCAAAGTATCCTGAGAGATCGGTGGCATTTACCGCACGGCCCGAAATCACCGCCATTGGGTATGGATTGGTTTCTGCTCCACCTGTTGCTTTTGCGCCGAGAGCTAGCGATCCACCTTTGTCTGCTGCAACAGCATCCGTAGAGGCAATGGACACCATGCCAACGCCGTTTGCTTGAGCTACATTAGCTCCGTTTAATTGTCCTATCGTGCCACCAAACGAGGATGCAGTTCCAATTTTAAGAGTGGTCGTTCCAGTAATGCTGGTAAACGCGCCTGTGCTAGCCGTCGTCGCGCCCACCGTGCCGTTGAACGCAGACGCCGTAATCGTCTTATTGCTCAACGCCTCCGAGCCAGCCAAAGTCGCCAGCGTGCCCGTGACAGGCAGCGTCAGCGACGTGTTAGCCGTAGCCGTGAACGTCTGCGTGAACGCGCCCGCGTGCGTGACGTTGCCAGCAATCGTGATCGTGTTCGCGCCGTTGTTTACGCCTGTGCCGCCGTAGGTGCCAGCGATGGCTTGCGTGAGCGCAGCACTACCGTCGAAGTTGTTTCCGTAGATGGCGCGGGCCGTCGTAAGCGTGGCCGCGCTGCCAGTCGTGTTCTGGTTCAGCGTTGGGAAAGTGCAGTTGGCTAGATTTCCGCTGGCTGGCGTGCCGAGAATCGGAGTCGTCAGCGTTGGACTCGTAAGCGTCTTGTTTGTGAGCGTATCCGTCGTGGCCTTACCAACGAGCGTATCCGTCGCGTCAGGCAGCGTAAGCGTGCGATCAACGGTCTGCGTGCTCGACAACATCGTGCGCGTGTTCGTCGTGCCGCCCGCAGCGTTAAACATGATGCGCTTGGTTTCATCCACGCCATCAGTCACATTGACATATCCGCTCGCGCCTTTGGCAA